ATTTATACTTTATAAAAAAATAAAACAAGGGATCATTATAGCAAATAATCATTACGAAACAAAAGCAAAATCAATTGAATGTGGATATGCAAGTTCTGAATCTTTCTTTAATAGAAGAAGAAAGATTGAAATATGTCAATCGACGATACAAGGTAAAAATTGGTTTTTAATAAACGGTATTAAGTATATCTTTTTAATTTTATCAATTATACTGCTAATTACTACAACAAAGGACATTACAATAGGTAGCGTAGTAACTATATACTCATATGTAAATAACTTTCTAATAGCACTACTATCAGCACCAGTTGCAATTGAAATGTTTTTACGTATCAGTGATGTATTAAAAAGATTAGATTAAACACAAATTATGAAAGTTAAAACACAAATTATGAAAGTACAAATAGACACAGTAGGTTATCAAGTATATGCAACGCCTTACATTAAAATAACCCATAATAAATTTTTAAACGGGAGTTACGAATTTATAATCGGATGGTTAAAGTGGGAACTTGTAATATCGTTTTAGTCTTATGGATTTTGAAGACAATAAAAACTTTGTAGATTATTTAAAATCTGATCAATTTGCAAAAGATTTTAGAGAACAAGTAGAAAAAGACACATGGGAACAAGGTCTTCCAATGTACTATATGGAAGGTAATTGGATAATAGAACATTGGAAAGACGGAAGAAAAAATAAAATAAAAGAGGTAAAACATGGAACCTAAAGATCAACCAAGAAAAAAATACAAGCCAAAACCAAAAAAGGAAATTGGAATAGAAAAAGAAACTGAATTCAGACACTTAGGATATTCAGTAAGCATAGACGCAGAGGCTGAGCTTACTAAAATTTTAACCGAAGAACTTGTAAAAGCAGTAGAAAAGGAAAATGGAATGGTTTCCGATATGTTAAAAACTTCTGATTTAGAAACTGCGAAAAAAATGCTTAAAATTTGGCAAAGTGCAGTAGATAGAAAATTAGAATTTGATCTTTCCTTCGAAACAGTTAAGAGACTTCTTACATATAAGAAATGTTATTACACTGGAAAAGAATTTGAAGAAGATGGTGTTTTTGCAAGAAGTTTCGACAGAATAGATTCAGGCAAAGGCTATGTAGATGGTAATGTAGTTGCATGCACAGTTGATATAAACGGAAAGAAAAGTAATTTAACAATTGAAGAAATCAGATGTCTTTATGAAAAATTAATTAAGAGATAATTTTATCTCAGATTAATTTGTTATATTTTTAAAATGAAGGAAACAGATATAGAATTTTATGTTGGAATACTCCCACAGGACTTTGATGCCTTTAAAGTTTTATCTGAAAAGGCGAATACGGAAATTATAAAGTCTTACGACGATCCTCATGGATATTTTGTAACAATTCTTAAAGGAAGTTGGGATTCATATAAAGAATTATCAACCAATTCTTTAGTAAAATCGATTGAACATTTTCAAGAATGACAGACAATAAAACTCTTATACTAAATGAATTTCATCAGCTTAAGGGACAATTCGTTATCAATGCCAGTTGGAATATTGAAAGACTTGTTGCAGTCGGTGAAGATGAATGGGATTATTACTGGATCACCTATGATGGCCGAAAACTCACGTGGAATACTTGTGTCGGTGCTTTAATGCCGCTCAAAGGACATCTTAGAGATAAGGATTATTCTGAATTAATCAGATTAGCTAAGCTAAATCATTTCGATCAGGTTACTATATGGGGAAATAAAAACCTTGAAGAGGCTGAATTATTCAATCAAAATCATATTGCAGAACTTATGCAATTGCCGGAAAATCACAAGTTTTTAACAAAAGTTTGTTTGGAACTAATATGAAAAAGATAGAAGCATTATTCATTTCAGACGTTCACCTTGGAAGTAAAGGATCAAATGCATCTGCATTATTAGAAACTTTAAAGAAATACGAACCTAAAAGATTGTTCATAGTTGGAGACTTTATTGATGGTTGGCTCTTGAAGAAAAGACACTATTGGACTCAAGACTATACCAATGTTATTAGAAAGATTTTATCCTATTCTAAAAACGGAACAAAAGTAACCTATATTACTGGAAATCATGATGAGTTTTTACGACAATATTCTCCACTGATGTTTAGTGATAATATTGAAATTGTTGATGAATTTATTTGGAAAGGGTACTTCATAACCCATGGAGATCTATACGACGGAATAGTAAGTTTAAAATGGTTAGCTCATTTAGGAGCAGCTGGTTATGAATTAGCTATTACGCTAGATAGATTTATGAAAAAATTAGGTTATAAAAAATCACTTTCAAAATGGGCAAAAGATTCTGTAAAAGGAGCTGTTAAATTCATTATTGCCTTTGAAGATCAATTAGTATATCAAGCTAAAAAGAGAGATTGTCATGGAGTGATATGTGGTCATATACACAAACCTGAAGATCGAAAAATTGATTCAATCCACTATCTTAATTGTGGAGATTGGATAGAAAATAATAGCTACATAGTTTATGATAAAGGAACATTTAAGCATCATAATTTCCTATAAAAATAGAACAAAAACAAAATGAGTAAAGAATTAAAAGTAGCAGACGGTTTCAGAACCAACTCCTTAAGTCTTAGTCCAGGAGGATATGAAGTATCAGTTCATAAATTTGATGGAAAGGTTTATGTTTATGATAAGATTAAGAGTCCTAGGTCTTATGTGTCAAATATGAATCTTGCTGGAGTTAATGAAATATTTGTAGACGGTAAATTATATTGGAAATCATGAAAAAAATAGCAATAACAATCGCAATAGTAGCAAGCCTTTCAGCCTGCACTGACAATCAAAAAGCAAGACTATACGGAGGTACTATGGAAATAGAACTTCCTAAAGGAACTAAAATTATTAATGCAACTTGGAAAGAAGCTGAACTTTGGTATCTTACTCGTCCAATGACATCTGCAGACAGCGCTGAAACTATAACATTTCAAGAAAAATCAGGGTATGGAGTAAGTGAAGGAAAGGTAATTTTTAAAGAATCAAAATAATGAAAAGAACATACAGAATGTACGGATTGGTTCCGTATAATATCAGTCCTATCCAACAAGGAATCCAATACGGCCATGCCGTAGTAGAATATGCAAATAGCTATTTTCATAATACTGAATATGAAATATGGGCAAACCGTGACAAGACTTTTATTATTCTTAACGGAGGAACCACAAACAATAAGTTAGACGAAGCAGGAATCCCTGTAGGAACTCTTAATCAGCATGAAAAAATTCTTGAATATCATGGAGTTAGAATTGCATCTTTTAATGAACCTGATCTTGGAGATCAACTTACTGCATTAGTATTCATAGTAGATGATAGAGTTTTTGACAAAGAAAATTGGCCAGATTATGCAGGTGCTTATTATGATGAAAAGATACCGGAGGCAACTGAGTATTATGAATGGAAGATGAAATTTGCCGAAACTGAAAAGGAAGCAGATCGAATCATCTTCTTAAGAGAATTCCTAAAGAATTTTAGATTAGCATGATAACTGAAAAATATGTAGTGCTTGAGCATTTATGTCTTCCTAACAGAGGATTCCGTTTTTGGAGTATGAATGGACAAAACAATACACATTCAATAGATGGAGAGCTATGGTATAAGGAGGTTATGTTTACTGATAGTACAGAAGAGGCTATTGAAGCTTCTAAAGAAGTAAACAAAGATGCTCAACCAACTCAAGAAGAGCTTGAACTTTATTATAAATACGAAATAGAAAAAAGAAAAATTGAAGCTGAAGCTGAAAGAATTATTCTTACTGATGATGCAGATATTTCTATTACATCTAACTTCGATCCCAACTGGAATTCTGTTTTTAGGATGCAATATTAGGGGAAAGTTTAACAATTTTAGCAGAGATTAACACCCAAGTGCTAACGAGCAGCGTTAGTATTTTAAAATTAAAACCAAAAACAAAGATTATACAATATGAAAACAAGATTTGATTTTAGCCCAGAAGTATTTCAAACAGATAGAGATTTACTTAGTTGTTATGATTATTACGAACAAAATTTAAAAGAATTTGGATTTATTTTAGATAAAGAACAAGAAGCCGTATACAAAGAGTTTGATAAAGAAATTACACTTAATGAAGGGGATAGAGTTGTTTTAGATGGTATGGGAATAAGGATTATAACTTGGAGATGTTATGATATTGATAATGATTTAATGATTTATGTTTTAATAGAAGAATAAGTGGATTTTTTAGAGGAGTATAGAACTGGGAATGTTACGATTGAGGATTTAAGCCAAAAGTATAACATATCCCAAAGGCGAATAAGAGAAGTTTTAAGAGCCAAAGGAATAAGAACAAAGCACCTTAAAACAAAGAAAGTAACTTTAGAAACAAATGCTATTTTTAATGACTTTTTAAAGGAGTATTTAGTTGAAGGTAAGCCTATTAAGCATTATGCAGAGAAGTTTAATGTACCGTTATCTTCGTTAAATAAAAAGTTAGATAAATACTTTGCATTAAGAAAGAAATAGTTATATTTGCTTATAATTTCATTTGAAGTCGAGATCAGATGAAATTAAAAATAAGGTTAAACTTACTACTAACCTTGAAACCTACCAAATCTCGACCTGGTGGGTTTCTTTTTTTTATACATATGAAGTATTATCTACACGATAGCAATTCTTTTAGTGATGAAAAAGTAACAGAACTTTATATGGCTTATGGCTACGAAGGTTTAGGGTTATTTTATACTGCTTTAGAAAAGTTTGCTCAACAAGAAAAACCTGTTAAAACTGCGGTCTTAAAAAAGCAATTAAATATTGGTAAAAAGTTAGAAAAATGCTGGTCTTTTATGGAAGAGATTGGCTTAATATCATCAAACAACGGTGAAAGTTTCAACAAACAATTGCTAAAGTTTAGTGAAAACTACAAGATAAAAAAAGAAAAAAGCGCAGAAAGATTGAAGCAGTGGCGTGATAATCAGCAAGTTACAGAAAATGAAACGCGTTCAGAACTTGTACGAAACGCATCTAAAGTAAAGATAAGTAAAGTAAAGGAAAGTAAAGATATAATAGAAGAGTTTATAATTCCTTCTGTTGAAGAAGTAGAGAATTACTTTTTTGAGAATGGTTATAGAAAAGATGTAGCTAAGAAGGCTTGGAACTATTACAATAATCTTAATTGGAAAAATAGCAAAGGTAAAAAAGTATTAAATTGGAAAAACACAGTTATGAACAATTGGTTTACAGAAGAAAATAAAATTAAAACAGTAGTCAATCACCTTTACTCACCAGTCGTTAATTAATGGAATTTATAAAAAACTATTCGGATGTTTCAGATGAAATAAACGAATTATTTGAAAAAGGTTACGCAAGTGGAGAAAAAGTAGGATTCTCTCAAATGGACCAACTAATATCCTTTAAAAAAGGTGCTACAAGTTACATTTACGGAACTCCTGCATCAGGTAAGTCTGAATTTTGGTGGGAATGTCTTATTAACTTATCAAAAAAGAAAAAGTGGAAGCACTTAATCTTCTCACCGGAAACAGGAACACCTGCTGAAATCTTTGCTGAGATTATTCATAAGTGGTCCGGTAAACCTTTTCACGATTTAGACGGTAATAAACTTTCAAGATTAACCCAAAGCGAAATGTTTAGAATTGGTCAAGAAGTTAGTCAATATTTTTACATTATGGACACAGGAGTAAAAGATATTACTTTAGATGACTTTCACCAAGCAGTTGAGAAATACGGTATTAAGTTTGACACTATTACTACTGATCCGTTTAATGAAGTCAAGCACGAGTTACAAGGCGAATCTATTAATCTTTATATGGCTCGCGTTTTAGGAAAAATTAGGATGTATGCAAGAGAACACAACTACCACCATACGATTATTATGCACGCTGCAAGAGAAGCTGGAGTTAAAAAAGAAGTAGACGGTATATCTTTTTACCCCCCTACTGATCCGAGATATATTGATAATGGCGAAACTTCTTTTAGAAAAGGTGAGCAAATGATTTGTGTTTGGAGGTATCCTAAAGGCTTAAAAGACGAATTTGGGACACCTTACCAGTCTAATCAGGTTAAAATTATAGTCCAAAAAAGTAAACCTAAAGGAATAGGTGCTTGTGGTGAGTTTGATTTGTTCTTTGATACCTGGCGTAATTGCTATTACGAAGAAATTAACGGAACTAAGAGTTATGTTGGAAATTATGTTACATTTGAAAAACCAAAAGTATTACCATTTTAAAAAACAATTATGGAAGCAAAAGAAAAAGCACAAGAGTTAGTAGACAAATATAGAACCACTATAAGAAAGGCAGATGTATATGGTAATTTGGCTTCTGAAGATGAAATTTATTTAGCTAAAGAATGTGCATTAATAGCAATAGATTTACCACTTGAGGAATATGAGGATGATTTAGATTCAAGAAAAGCATATAAAAGATGTGGATATTTATTAGAAGTTAAAGAAGAAATAAAAGATTTATGACTCTACAAGAATTTGCTAAACATTCAGAAGCAAAACTTTTTAGTTTAGAATTATTTGAGCAATTACCAATTCATAAGTTATCTTCGCAGTATTATGTGGATGCTTTAAGAGAAATCATAAGCCTAATTAATCCAGCGCAAGAAAAGAAATTTATATTATCAGATGAAAAAGTTACCCGAGTTAAGTGATACATTAAAAGCCGTTTTAGAGGCTGACCTTGATAAAAGGATTCCAAAGACTGATTTTAGGCAATCAACCTTGTACAAGATAGCAGATTTACTTTGTGTGATGCAAATAAAGCTATTAGAGGCAAATAAAACTAAATTAGGTACAAAGACCTACCAAGATAATTTAACTGCTTTAGAAACGCTTAATTTGGCTTTTACGATATTGACTGATTTGCAAGGAGAGAATTTGCTTTTACGAAATGAGTTATTAACTTTGAGGCACGAAGCGGAAATAATTATAGCAGAATTGACTGAAAGAGTTAAAACGCTTGAAATGATAGATAACCTTTAAACAACAAA